CGGCGCCGTGGGCGCGGAGGAGGAGGCGGAGGGCTTCGCGGAGGGCGCCGTAGGCCTCGGGGTAGGAGAAGCCGTCGCGGCTGCTGTCGCCGTAGTCGGCGAGGAGGTGCTGTCCGACGCGGAGGGCGACGTCGAGGTCGCTGGGCTCGCGCAGCTGGTCGCGGATCTCGTCGGCGGCCTGGCCGGTCAGGGGCTGGCGGATGTTCATCGTCCACCGCCGATCGTGGCGGTGCGGAAGCCGGTGCGGACGGGCTCGTAGGCGCCGGACGTGGCCGGGGTGAGGTTGGTGTTGGTGAACGTCCAGTGGGTGGTGTCGGTGGCCGTCTCGGCGGTGTTCTTCTTGACGCGGTAGTGCGCCATGACGGTGCGGCGGGCGAGGGCGGCGAGCCAGTTGTACATCTGGCCGTCGGTGGTGGCGCGGCACTTGTGGAGGTCGAGCCAGGCCCGGAAGAAGGTGTCGGCGGTGAGGTCTTCGGCGAGGGCGTGGTTGCCGTCGCGGACCTCGGCCTGGACGAGCCGGGTGATGCGGGTCTGGTGCTGGGTGTAGATGCGGGTGAAGCGCTCGTTGAGCTGCTCCGCCGGGGTGCCGCGACGCTGCGCGGGCATGGCAAGATCGGTCATAGCCGGATCTCCTCCTGGTCTTGTCAGGAAGTGGGCTTCGGTCAGGCCCTTGGCTGGGACGGCAATCCCGGCCTTGGGCCGTCTTCAGTTGTGGCTGCTACTCGGTGCTCTCGGTCTTCTTCTGGTAGGCCCGGATGGCCTGGTTCACGCTCGGGGTCTTCACCCCGAGTTCTCGGGCGACGGCAGATTGAGTGCCGAGCTCTTCGACGCCGGCGATAAGGGCGAGGGCCCGTTCATCGGTGGCCTCTTGGTAGGCGAGTTGTGCGGCTGCCTGCTTGCGGACGGCTTCGTCGTGCCGTTCTTTCCACGTAGTCACGTCCCTCCTCGTACCGGAGGCGACTGCCTGACCACAACTATAAGCAGGGGTGCTTATGACGGTCAAGGAGGTCACGCCGATTCGCCCTGTCGGCTGCGCGTCCGCTGGAACGCCTCATGGATGAGCCGCTGAGCCTCCGCCAGATGCCGGGCGCAGATTTTGAGTTCGGCGTCCGGGACGACAGCCTCACCCGTGCACTGGACGCCACGGCCGGACAGGACACGGCAGGTGACGATGCGTCCGGACATCAGGACGCCTCCCGCGGCTGGTAGTGCCAGAGCAGCAGCAGGTCCTGCTCGGTCTTGTAGGCGGTCCCGCACCAGCGGCACCGCACCGGGCCGCCGGGGAGACGTGTGAGGACGGCTCCGCACACCGTCCCCTGGTCGTCCGTGACGGCAACGCAGTGGCCGAGGCGCTGCGGCCGCGGCGCCGGGTCACCGACGACCGTCCGGGCCGACCGCTCAAGGTCGTGGACCTCGCCCGCCAGGTCACCGGCCGCCGGGTAGTGGGCGGCGATCCAGTCCAACTCCATGGCGAGCCAGCGGCAGTCGGCGGCGAGGCCGGCCTCGGGCGGGGCAGCGTGCTGCGGCCAGCGCACCCGCTGCACGTCCACCCGCCACGACCGGATCACCTCGCCCGCACGGGCCAGGTTCACCGTGTCGATCACGTCCTCGTTGAGCGGCGAGCGCGGGCCAGCCGCGCCCTTCGTCGCCACGATGTCGCCCCAGCCGGAGCGGCGCGGCACCAAGCACTCGCCGACCTCGGCGTACAGCGCGGGCAGTTCGTCCAGCCGCTTGGCGAGCTTCACGGTGTGCCGCTCGCACAGGTACCGATCGCGTGCGTCCTCGCCGCACAGCTCGCACGCGCTCATGCCGTGGCCCTTTCGCGGGCGGCCTGCAGCTGGGCTTCGGCGGCGCGGGCCTGGGCGGCGGACCGGCGGTTGTCGAGGATCTGGAAGCCGGCCTGAATGAGCACCATGAGCTCGGCGCCGAGCGAGGCGCCGATGGCGAGGAGCTGGATGTCGTGGTCGCTCATGCTGCGAGTCCTTCCGTGTCTGGCCACTGGCTTCCGTCGAGGCCGCGGCGGTGGGTGTCGGGGACGATGGCGAGCGGCCAGCCGAGGTGGTGCAGGCCCATCGCGAGGAGGACGTAGGCGTCGGCCTGGTCGTAGCGGCCGGGCCCGTCGCACTCGATGCCGTACCGGGTGCGTACGGCGTCGCGTACGGCGCCCTTGGAGCCGGAGCCCTTGCCGGTGGCGTACAGGGCCCGGCAGGACGGTGGTACGACCGCGTAGGGGATGTGGCGGCGCCAGCAGGCGTGCCGGACCATGACGCGGAGCCCGGCGAGGTCCTCGTGCCGGTGGGCGACGCCTGCGCCGAAGGACGGTCCTTCGATGACCACCAGCTCGGCGCCGCGAATATGGTCGGTGACCCGCCCGATGATCCACGCCAGGCGCGGATGCCCGCGCAGCCCGGTGCGCGGACGGATCGTGTCCGTCCAGCCCTCGCCAGCCACCCCGGTACAGGTGAGGCTCAGGTCGAGGCCGACCACCTTGGGAACCATTGCCGCCTGAGCAACAGATGTGAGGTCGTGCTGCACCAGGTCTCCCTTCACGCCGCGGCCTTGGCGCCGTGCCGGTTGAGAATCGTCGTGAACTCGTGGATGGACTGAAGGTCCGAGACCTCACCGGCACTGCTGCCGTGAGGGACCTGGATGCCCTTCATCCGGCAGTAGTTGAGCTGCTTGGTGCTGGCCGGCCGGTCCCGCCAGGCGGCGGCGCGGGTGGCAAGCCACCGGCCGCCCATCGCGCGGGCCTGCTGCTCCAGCCAGGCCTTCGCGGCCGCGAGCGGCAGGGGCACGTCGTTCTTCGGGCCGACGATGCCGTTGTTGAGGTCGAACCGGCGCAGCCAGTACGTCCGGTCGACTGGGTTGCGGACCAGGAAGACGTACGTGGCGTCGTCGACAGGGATGAACCACACTCCCGTGTCCGTCTTCAGCCACCGCGTCGAGGACCCGTGGAACAGATCAATCTCCTCGACCTGGATCCGGGACAAGTCCAGGTGACGCTTCGTCCTCTCCTCGGCCGCCCGGACAGCTTCGCGGAGCGTCTGCTCTTCGCCCTGCATCACGACGTCGCGGCCGGTCAGGTCGACGATGGAGGCGAGCCTGTGGCGGGTGGAGGCGCCCATCACGTCGAGGATCAGCGCATCCGTCTTCCCGGTCTCCGGGGACAGGCGCAGCGCCCGCCCGGCCATCTGGCAATACAGGCCAGCCGACTTCGTCGGTCGGGCGATGACCACGCACGACGTCCACGGCGCGTCGAAACCTTCGGTCAAAACCATGCAATTCGTGAGGACTTGGATGGTTCCGGCCTTGTACTTCTCCAGCGTGGCGGCGCGGTCGTCCTTGGGCATGTCGCCCCACACCGGGGCGGCCGGGATACCTGCGGCGGTGAAGGCGTCCGCCATGGACTTCGCGGTCTCCACCGTCGGCGTGAAGACGACACCCGGCCGGTCGCCAGCGTGCAGCCGGTATGCCTCCGCGACGACCTCGGCGGCGCCCGAGTCGTCCAGGGCGTGGCCGAGCTGGCCTTCCTGGAGGTCGCCATTGCGGGTCTTCACCGAGTCCAGGTCGAGGCCCGGCACGATGACGCGCTTACCGCGGACGTCGCACAGATAGCCGTCCTCGATCATGTCCAGGATGTCGAGGGTGAACACGACCTCCTGCCAGACGTCGGCGAGGCCGCCGTCGGCGCGGGTCATCGTGGCCGTGAACCCGGCGACCGGGGTCCCGCGCCAGGCGCCGAAGTGCTCCAGCACCGCCATGTACGAGCGGGCCGCGGCGTGATGGCATTCGTCGACGATGACCATGCCGATGTCGGTGATGGCCTGGCGGCGGCGCTCGACGGCCAGGGTCTGGATGGACGCCACGACGACGTCGACGTCCTGGTGCTCGTCGCGTTCGGCCTTGACGATGCCGACGCGGAGCGCGGGCGCGACGGCCTTTATCTTGTCGGCGGCCTGGGTGAGGAGTTCCTCGCGGTGGGCGATGACCAGGGCGCGCTCACCACGGGCGGCCAGGGTGGAAAGCCGTTCGAGGATGAGGTTGGAGAAGACGACGGTCTTCCCGGCGCCCGTCGGCAGTACGACGGCGAGCCGGTTGTTGGCGGTCGTTGCCCAGCCGGTGGTGAGGGCGTTGATCGCCTCGGTCTGGTACGGGCGGGGCTTGAACGTCTCAGGCAGTTCGGACATAACGGTCACCTCGGTTCGCAAAGTCGTGGGCTCGCAGCGGGCTGGACCGGTCCTGGGACCGCTTTTTCGGGCCACTGGACCGCTTTGAAAAAGCGGATCGGGCCACACCCGGATAGGTGCTGAGCTGCGCGTTTTCGTCTCCGGGGCGCCAGGTGGACCGATTGGCCCGGTTTTCTGAGCGCATAGGGCGGAGAGCGCAGGGAGACACCTTCACGCACTCCCTATGGGCTGACGTAGAAGGGTGTCGGCTCAATCGCGTGTATCTAGGTAGAGAAATCGGTCCAATCGGTCCAGTAGATAGAGAGATAGAGAGAAGTCCCAGCTCAGCCCATGTTTTGGCCTGGACCGATCCGTTTTTGAAACCGGTCCAGTGGACCGAAAAAAGCGGGCCAGGCAGCTCGGAACCGGTCCAGGCGTTCAGGTCCATCGGGACAGCGCCTCCACCTTCAGGTGCAACACCCGCGTCCTGGCGCCCCCTGCGCTCACCCTCACCGTCAGGTGGCCCGGTTCCGCCGAAGGCAGCAGCTCGGCGGCCAGGAGCGCTTTGTGGACCCGCGTCGGGCTCGTTTGCAGCGGAGTGCGCATCCGGTCGGCCTGGGTGACAGCTGCGGTGTACGCGGCACCGGGGTCCAGGTAGATGTTGTCGCCGGACACCCAGCCGATCTTTTCCCCGCGCGCAGACAGGCGGTCCGTATCGTCCTGCGCCCAGCCCCAGCGCGTCGCCTCCGTGCGGGGAGGGACGCCATCAGAGTTCAGGTCTGCGAGGTAGGCGCGGCCGGACGTAAGTGCCGTGCGGATGGCCTTCAGGTAGATCGCCTCTGCGGACAGCGACTTCGTCTCTGCGGACTGGACCGCCGAGCCGTCGAGCAGCGCGGTACGGCACCGCTGGTAGATCGCCGTCCACTCCTCTTGCGTGATGGCGCCGATCTGGCGGGCGTACCGGAGGAACCACCGCAGGCCGAGGAGCAGGCCGGCCACGGCCTCCGGCGCGCGCGAGTGGCCCTTCACGTCCTTGGCCACCGCGTCGCGCCCTTCACCGAGCTCGGCCTTCAGCTGGGCGGGCCAGTCCTCGGCGGTTTCGTACTGCTCGGCAAGCCACTGCACGTACCCGGCCATGGCCTGCGCGTAGACGCCCTCGTCGGCAGTCCGCTGCGCGGGCGTGAGGCGGTCGCTGGTCACGTCGTCCTTGACGATCTCGACCAGGTTCGTGCGGGCCTGGAGAGACTGCCCCGGAGGCACGTCCTCCCCGGTGCACACCACCTGCGCCCGCGGGTACAACTCCGGGCGCACGGTGCCGTCGACACGCATCCTGGACCGGCCGGCGCTGTTCGCGGCCCCGCGCACGAGCCGCTCGACCTTCTCGTTCAGCTTCGCCAGATCGGTCTTGGTCGCGGCGGCCTGCGGGACGTAATCGTCGACAACCATCACGACGTTCGCCAGCTGGAAGGCGATCCCCTCCATGGCGTTCGCAGTCGACTGCCAGCCCGTGGGGAAACCGCGGACGGTCAGCTCGGGCCCGAAGTGCTGGGCGAACAGGGCGGCGATGTGGCTCTTGAATGCTCCGGTCCCGCCGAACGTCCACAGGGTGGTCTCGGGCTGGAGCGGCAGCGGAGCCCGGTAGGTGGCGCACAGCTGCGGCGCCATCACCTTGTCCGGCCCCAGGTCGAGCAGAGCCAGCGATGCCCTGACCGCGTCGACGCTCTGCCTCTTGTCCGGGGCCGGGAGGGCGTACCGATTCAGCTTCTCGGTGCCCAGGTCGACGGCTGTGGTCTCATCCATGCCGTCCGCGCCGAGCGCCCCGGTGCTGGTGAGGAACACGTGCCGACCGTCGATCTCGGTCCAGCCGGTGAACGCGTAGGTGGTGCGCTCCTCGACCATGCCGAGGCTGAGGAACTGGGCGGCGGCGACGACGTGCGCCTCATCTCGGGAGCACGGGTAGATGATTCCGCGGCCCCCGATCGCGTCATATGCCCAGTCGCGTGCGCTTTTCAGTCCGGCCTTGGTGACCTGCACGGTTCCTTGGGCGCCGTTGATGCTGCTGGTGACGTTGAGGGTGAACAGCTTCTGGGTCTCGGCGCCGGTGTGCCGGGTGACTTCCTCCGTGATCGTCGGGACGAAGTTCGCCAGATGTAGGGGTCCGAAGTGGCTGTTGACGTACAGGCCACCGCCGTCGGTGTAGTAGGGGGCGGCGGGCGCCTCGGGGAGTCCTCCCATCAGGTCTTCGGCCTCGGCGCGGGCCTGGTCGGAGAGGGCTTTGCGGGCCTCCTTGAGAGCGTCGTTGAAGTCGCCCGGCCTTACGACTTTCGCCGCGGTCAGCGCGTTCTTGTAGGCGCGGACCTTGAGGTCGCCCTGCGCGACTGCCCAGCGGGCGATGTTGTAGATGAGGCGCTGCCGCTCCTCTTCGTTGTCGATCCCACCGAGAAGTGCGATGGCGGCGGCGAGGTCGCTGAAGTCGTCCGGCGGTTCGGCCCCTTCGTCGTCCGGCAGGTCTTCGGCGGCTGTCGAGTCGTTGATGGTCACTTACCGGCCTCCCGGTACGAGGCGCGGATGATGGTCATGGCGATCTCGTTGTCGAGCCCGGCGCGGACGGCCGCCTTACGGAAGGCGTCGGCGACGGTCCTCGGTTCGACGTTGGCCTCCCGGCCGGCCTCGAACCCGTTCTTCGCCGCCCACCGGAGCAGCCCGGCAGTATCTGCTCCAGCCGCCCCCGCGACCTTCGTCACCAGTGCTCTCAGTCGCCTCGCGGGGTGCACGTAGGTGCGCGTCCGTGTTGCCTGCCCCTGCCCGCGCCGCTCCTCGGCGGTGTCGCCTCCGGTGGCTTGCCGGACGTCGTCGAGTACAGCGGCGGGCAGCGCGCGTGCGGCGGTTGTGGCCTCTGGGCGGTCGTGCGCGGCCCGGATGATGTCGCGTGACGCCTCGGACTCGCTGCCGCCGTGATGGAGCGCGGCGAACAGCTGGCCCGGAGAGAGGACGTGCCCGATGGCCGACGGGGTGATGCCCGGGAAGTTGTCGGTGCGGATGGTGACTGCGGCCCCACCCTTGTGGACAGCGACACCGTCTCTTGAGCAGCCGTCGGTCCAGCCGGGCCGGAGCCAGCGCTGGCAGCCGCCGCCGCAGTACGAGCAGCTTCCGGGGTACTGCTCGGCATAGGTGGCGCCGACGTACTCCAGGATTTCGCCGCAGCACTCGTGATCGCCGAGGATCTCCATGGGGCCACGTCCGCCCGGCGTCTGGGCGGTCTTCGGGCGCTCCGCCCGCGGCGTTGCGGCGGGCGGTGTCCTCTTCTTCGGCTTGGGCGCGAGGCGCGCGGCGAGTTCGAGGGCCTGCTCCAGGCTGTAGCGCGGCCCTCCGTCGCGGACGACGCGGCACATGGTCGGCGTGCGGCCGGGCTTCCGGTTGATCGTGCCTGGCACCCGGAGTACGCGGGCGAGATCCTTCACGCCGGTGCCGTAGCCGACGCCCATCTTCTTCGCACCGCTGAGGTAGATCGACTGCCAGGCCGACGAGAGTTCGACCGCGGCCTCGAAGGTGATGTCCTCGCCGATGACGACGGGCCGTCCGAACTCGTGCCAGTTGTAGAGGCCGCCGCCGGAATGTTCCTCCCGGGTCGCTTCCGGCAGGCCGCCGAAGAGGGGGATGTCCCGGGCTTCATCGGCCGAGGCCGGGAGGTTTTCGGCCTTGTGCAGATCGTTGCCGAAGTCGATGTCCGACCACAGGCCGAACATGGCCACGGAGTCCCGTGCGCTACCGCGAGTCCCCTTCGGAAAACGGCCGTTGACCGTGGTGACGCGGCAGTAGATGCCCTCGACTCCAGCGCGGTCCTGCTCAAGGACCCAGGCGACCGCGTGGTCCAGGTCGTCGGTCTGGATGCCGGTCCAGTTGCCCTTGCAGCAGATGGAGACGAGGCCGGCGGCGCCGAAGCGGGGGGAGAGCCAGGCGCGGACGATGCCCGAGTCCGCGGCCAGCTGCTCGACAGGGTTGTTCACGAACGTGTCCCTCGTACTGGATCTGGTGGTGGTCCGTGAAGCCGGGGGCGGGTCGGGGGGAATGACCCGCCCCCGGCGGCCTGTCAGCCGGTGCCGTCCGGGTCGTCCTGGCGGTGGATCCACTCACTGTGCGGCTCGGTCTCCGCGCACTGCGGATAGGTGCAGTGAGGCCAGGGGTCGCCGAGAGCGGGCCCGCGGCGGGCTCGTTGCAGCGCCTCCTCCTTGGTGAGCCCGTCGGTGGAGAACATGTCGGTGTAGGCGTTGCCGCCGGTCGTCGCGCCGTCCGCGCCGTAGGTGGGGATGTCCCTGAGCTTGTCGCCCCAGATCTCCCGCATCGCGTGCCCGAACGCCGGAAGGCTGTTGTCCATGAACTCCTTCGCCCACGGGCTGGACATGAGCAGGAGCGGCAACCGGTCACGGGAGATCAGCCAGTCCCCGGCTGTCCCCCAGCGCCCACCGAGGGCGTCCGGCTTCGCTTCCGGGTCCTCCATGACGAGGTCGAGGCGCAGGTCGATGTAGTCGAGCATGCATTCCCAGCCGAGTCGGCCATCACCGCGTTCCTCGTCGTGGACACGCTGGTCCCGAATCGCGAAGTCCTCCTGAAGCTGGGCCCACTTGTGGGCTTTGTGCAGGGGCCAGCCGAGACTCTCGGCGACGTCGGAGAGAAGGAGGTACTCCTCGTCCTCGGTGACGTAGACGATTGGCGCCTCCCCGAAGCCGGCCAGGTCGATGAAGGTCCCGGCAGGGAAGGGGGCGAGCCTCTTGACGGCGTTGATGCGTTCCAGCGCTTCGATCACGCGCGGGGTCTGCTCGTGCGGGCCGTCGTTGCAGAGCAGTGCGTCGTGCTTGGCGACAACCCGTTCGGCGAACAGGGTGTGGATGGAGAAGATCACGACGTTCCCTCCTGCTTCTGCAGCTGGTCGAGGACGTAGGCCGCGTGGTTCATGCGGCTGGCGAACTGGTGGAACTCATCGGCCTTGCGGCGGAGCTCGTCCGGGTCGGCGGTGCGCAGGACGGTGGTGTCGGACTTCAGGTCGAAGGTGAACACCACGGCCTTCACGGGCTCGTCGGGCTCGGCGTACACCTCGACGACCAGGCGCCCGTCCTCGTCCGTGCCCAGGTCGGCCAGTTCAGCAGCGCAGACGTCGTCCTGCGCGCAGAACCCGGTGCAGTCGGGCACCCGGTGCCCTTCCTCGACCACGACCGGGTCCGGGCCGGGGAGGTCCAGCACCTCGACAGTTCCGGTGAGGTCGAGAGACCAGTCCATCCACGCCTCGTGCAGCCGCTTCTCGCAGGCCAGCCAGGTATCCATGGCGCTGGACGCGTTACGGAACGCGATGCTGCGCGGGTCGTCCCACGGCAGGCCGGCAACCGCCTGGTAGTCGGCGGCGGTGACGGTCGCGTCGAACCGTGCGATGGCCTGCTTCCACGGCCCGTGCAGCAGGTTGTAGAGGTCTTCGACGTGGTCGCGCGGTTCGTCGGTGCTGCCGGACTCGATCTCCAGTCGACGGAGGGAGTGTCCGGACACCTCGTACTTCTTGGCGTAGCCGGCGGTCGCCCGGTTGTAGACCTCGACCGGGGACGGGGCGGGCACGTAGCGGTAGGGGGCCAGGCGGCCGGGGATACCGGCCGCCTGCGCCAAGGTCAGGACCGTCACGCCGCCACCTCGTCGAGGTTGGGGCCGACGAAGACGGTGTGGCTCAGCTCGGGCGGGAAGAGGTCCGTCGGCAGGCCGAGGTGCATGGCGATCAGGTAGCGCACGTAGACGTCGTGTGCGATCTCGGTGGCGTCGCTGCGGATGTGCAGCGTGGCGTCCTTCGGACGGCTGACGAGGTAGCCGAAGAAGTAGCTGGTGTCCACGTCTGCGAAGTTGTCGCTGGACAGGTCGACCGGCTTGCCGATCTTTGCGTTGGTGCGGGCGAGCAGTACGGGCAGGGGCAGGTCGCAGACCTGCTCAGCCGTGAGGGACTCGACCTCGGGGGCGATGCGGACCTGAACCGCATCGTCCGCCGGGTGCCCCTGGGGTGCTCCCTCGACTGTTGCCCGTGCGTGTACCGTGTTCATCGAGAACCGTTCTCTTTCCGGCGGCGGCGCTGATGGGGTGGCTAGACCCCGGGCGTCGCCGTCTTGCTTGTCAGAGCTGGGGAATGGGGCTGTTCTCTGGCGGGGCCGGGTGGCTAGACCCGGTCCCGTCGCAGTTGGGGTCGATCCCCAGGGCGCGCAGGAGGTCTGCGCGAGTGACTCGGTAGGTGCGCCCGACCCGCATGATGCGGACGGGGTACTCGCCACGCTTGGCGAGGTCGAACCCCTTGGTCCGCCCCAGCAGCAGGGCGCGGTTCGAGGTCTCCAGGTCGAACGCGACCGGCAGAGCGAGCAGCTCTGAAAGCTGCATGCCGCGCTCGGCGGGCCTCTCTGTGGTCTGTGCCGTCATCTCTTCCTCATCTGGGCGTGCGATGGGTCGTGGCGCGTTTCGCGCCGGCCGGGCAGCTCGCACTCACCGGCTTCAGTCTGGGACGGCCGAGATGTTGATGCCGTCCTGGACTGGTGTGACGACTGTACTCAGCTGGGAGGGCGAGTCAAGTCGTTCTCGGCTTAACTTCTTCAGTCCGTGCTGGACTGTGACAATCCGGCCGACTCTCTGTGGGCTGGCGCGTAGGTGTTGCGATCAGTCGGTGAGGGGCTGCTAGGTTCAGTCCATGACGAACTATGACGCTCAGTCCGATGAGCGAGAGCCGGACGAGTTGGCCGAGCATGCGAGGCACACCGCAGCGGTCGACTACGAAGTGGACGAGCGGCTGGAGCCCACGGACCCAGCCGTAAACGCGACTCGTGGTCAGCTCGGGGACGCCAGGAATATGGAGCTCTTGGCGAGCTTCAACCTTCGACGCATCCGCCAGGCCCTAGGACTTTCCCAACAGCAGGTCGCGGACAAGTTGGCGGAGAAACCGGACCGGGTCAGGCTCAGTCAGTCGCAGCTTGCGAAAATGGAGCGCGGCGAGCGGCCCTGGCGCCTCAACGAGATGTACGACATCGCTAATGCCTTGGGGATCCATTACGTCGAGTTCTTCCACAGCCAGATGCGCGACGACAGCGCTGAACTCCAGGTTCTGGCCGCGCGACTTAAGCATCAGGCCCTCTGGGAAGCCGCCGAACGGGTCGAAGAGGACTACAAGAAGGCCGTTCGTGCTGCCCTAGAGGCAGGTCGCAAACTCGTTCACACGGCGGCCTACTTCGGGATTAAGGACGAGAACGCGATGAACGTACTGGCATCTGAGGCCAGTCGAGCCGAAGAAGTTGAGTACATCGTCGAAGAGATCAACGACCCCAATCCGCGCATCAGCATCGAGGAAAGCCGGGAACGGGGGCGCAAGTTTGAGGAAAGCCAGGCTCGCCACCGGGCATTGGCTGAGGAAGAATGGGAGCGACTGGTCCGAGAGGTTGAGGAACTGAAGAAGCAAGACAAGGGTGAGTAGCTTCAATCACCGAAGGGGGATTCATGCCTGCATCTCGCCGCGCTGGCGGCATCACAAAACGCTGCGAGTGCCGCGGCCCGGACGGCAAGCGACTCGGTACGAAGTGTCCCCAGCTGTCGAAGCGCTCGCACGGCACCCACCAGCTCCGCCAGGAACTCCCCGTGGACGCTGAAGGCGGCCGCCGCACGTTCCGCCGCACCGGCTACGCCAGCGTCAAGGACGCGCAGACCGACCTCGACCGTATCCGCGCCATCCTCGACCTGGCCGGCGACGACGAGGACGGGCAGCGGCGCGTCGGTGACCTGCTCGCCGAGCTGCAGGCGACGCGTGGGCCCATCCCCGAGCCGGCCGAGGTGTCCCGGAAGCTGGGCGTCGGCGTGCCGCTCGACGGGAAGATGACGGTGGCCGAGTGGCTCGACGTCTGGCTGGCCGCCAAGAAGACGCGCAAGACGACGACGAACAGCTACGCCTCGCACGTCCGCGTCCATCTGAAGCCGCGCGTCGGGCACTTGCGCCTCGACCGGCTCAACGTCGGTCATCTGGTGGAGATGTTCGACGGCATCGACGAGGACAGCGAGACCATCGCCGCGGAGAACGCGGCACGCCGCGAGCAGGAAGCGCGCTGCACGCGCGGCCGTCCTGGCGTACCGAAGGTCAGCGAGCGGGCGGCGCTCGCCGCCGAGCGGGCCCGGCTGGCGGAGATGCCCCCGTACCGGCGCATCACGGGTCCCGCGTCGAAGCAGTCCATCCGACGCACGCTGCGGACCGCTTTGAACGCGGCGATCGCGCGGCAGCTCGTCACCTTCAATGCCGCGTCCCATGTCGAGTTGGAGTCGGGGCGCCGGCCGAAGCCGCAGTTGTGGACCGAGGAGCGGGTGCAGCGCTGGCGGGAGACGGGCGAGAAGCCGGGCCCGGTCATGGTGTGGACACCTGCCCAGTTCGGCGCGTTCCTCGACGCGGCCGAGGGCGAGCGCCTGTACGCCTTCTTTCACCTGGTCGGCTTCCGCGGCCTGCGCCGCGGCGAGGGCGTCGGGCAGGACTGGTCCAATGTGAAGCTGGACGAGGGGCTGCTCACCGTCGCGAAGGAGATCGTCGTCGACGGTTGGACTCCCGTGGAGACGGAGCCCAAGACGGACGGCAGCGCGGGCACGATCGGCCTGGACAGCGTCACGGTGCAGATGCTGCGCGAGCACCGGGCCAGGCAGCTGCAGGAGAAGGAGGCGGCCGGCGCCAAGTGGGTGGAGACGGGCAAGGTCTTTACGACGGAGCTAGGGGAGTGGCTGCACCCCGACGTCGTCAGCAAGACGTTCCGCCGGATCTGCGCGGGCACGGATCTACCGCCGATCAACCTGCGGGACCTACGGCACGTGTCGGCGACCGTGCAGCACGCGGGCGGCGGCGACCTGCACTCGATCAAGGAGACCCTGCGGCACTCCACCATCACGCTGACCTCAGACACGTACACGAGCCTGCTGCCCGAGGTGGACAAAGAGATCGCCGAGAAGGCTGCCGCCCTTGTCCCACGGGCCCGCAGGGGTGACGCCAAGGCGCCTGCGGAGTAGCGTTGTTGGTGGACAGCATGAGGCCTCGTCACCGCAGGTGGCGGGGCCTTTCTGCTCGCCCGCTGCTCGCCCGAACGTTCCGGAAGTAGGCGACACGGAACGGCACAGGGCGACAGATCGATGGGTATCCACAGTGTGGAGAACGGCCCTTGACCAGCACAGACCGGAGCGGCTCGCCACAGGGTGGCAGGGGGCGGAATAACCCGGTCCGATGGGTCCGCAGACTTTTAATCCATTGGTTGTGGGTTCGAGTCCCACACGGCCTACCGAAACACCCCCAGCTCAGAGGGATTTGGCGTGGGGGCTCAGACGTTTTTCAGGGCCTCAGTGATCGTTAGCTCGCCCTATGCTCGCCCGAAGTGCAAGCGATCAAGACATGGAGCGGCCCCCGGCCGGGCGTTGTCACGGGCCGGGGGCCTGTCCCGCCCGCCCCCAGAGCTCACGGGGTACAAGGACGGGCGGGGGCTTCAGGGTTTGGGTCGGTGGCATCCGCAGCCGCACCGGGGCTGCAGGAGGATGCCGCGGCTGTGGGGGAGCGGGATGTCCGCCGTCTGGCGGCACAGGTCGTGCACGTCCTCGTAGCCGGGCTGCTTCGCCAACTCGCACTCAGCCGACAGGGCGGGCGCCTCGGTGTTGAGGGGGTTCACGTGCTCTCCTCGTTGTGTATCTCGGCCCATACCTCGGGGGCGTCGCTTGTGTCGGAGCTCCCCCACCGGTCCGCGGTCTGGAGTGCGGTGATGAGGCTGCGCCACGTCTTGGTGTCGGACTGGTCGGGTGCGGTCACGTGGACGCGGATGCCACGCTCGACTGCGAGGAGGTGTACGGGCTCATCGAGGACGCGCTCCAGCGCGGTCCGGAAAGCCGCTGCTCGCAGGCTGATAGGCACAACACATCTCCACTCTCGTGCGAGAGAATGACTCTCGTACGAGACTAGACCGGGCGGCACTACTCTGTCACGCAAGGCACATGAAGGGAGGCGGACAGTGAGCACCGAAACGCCCCTGTACCTGCGGGTAGCCGAAGAACTGCGCGCCCGCATCGAATCCGGCGAACTGACCGCAGGGACGCGCCTCCCATCCGTCGCTGAGATCTCACGCCAGTACGGCGGCAGCAACAGCGTGGCGAGCGGCGCCTACAAACTCCTCGTCGAGGAGGGCCTCGTCGTGTCCCGGCACGGCGCCGGCCACTACGTCCGCGGCACCGAGGCGCCCGCGCTCCTCGTGCGGCAGCATCGCCGCCGGTCCGAGGACTCCCCGTTCGCGGAGGGCGCGGCCGAGCAGGGTGCGGTGGGGACGTGGCGGCACGAGTCGACGACCGAGCAGGCGACCGCGGCCGTTGCCGCCCGGCTCGGTATCGGGGCTGGGGATGCGGTCATGCACACCTCGTACACCTACCTCGCCAACGACCAGCCGGTGCAGCTGGCCGAGTCATGGGAGCCGATGGCATTGACTGGGCAGTCGTTGATTGCGCTGCCTGAGGTCGGCCCGTATGCGGGGGTGGGCGTGGCCGCGCGGATGCGGGTCATCTCGGTCGAGGTCGGGGACCCGGTCGAGCGGGTGCGGGCCCGGCAGGCGACGCGGCAGGAGGCGCAGGCTCTGGGAATGACGCCGCGTGGCCCGGTCCTCGCGATCGAGCGGACGTACTATGACCAGGCGACGGGGCGGCCGGTGGAGACGGCGGACATCGTGATGCGCGGGGACCGGTGGGTCAGCATCTACGGGCAGGCGCCCACCGGCTGACTTGGGGTCATGCCCGCAGCGTGACCCTGGGCATGACGAAACGCCCCCTGCACGGCCGTGGTGACCGTGCAGGGGGCGTCGTCGTGGTCAGGTGTTCCGCCACGTCAGGCGGGTTCCGGTCCGATGTTCTCCAGCCGCATCCGGAACGGGTACGTCGTGTGTGCGTAGACGATCCCGGATCCGGTGCCTTGATGGGCCAGTGCGACCGTGATGCTGCCCGCGTTGATGTGGCCGGAGGCGACGGTGAACATCTCCGTCATTTCCTCGTAGCTGAAGGACAGGGACGGGTAGAGGTCCGGATCGCCTTCGGGTAGCGGGCTGCTGGTGAATGTGCCCGCGTACACGGCGATCGCGCCTGTGTTGTCCAGGAGGACCCAGTCCAGGAAGTGGCTGCCGGAGCGCATGAATCCGCCGTAGACCTTGATCCGGTCTCCGGCCGCTGCGGGAATGGAGCACTGAAGCTTGGTGCCGGCGGACGTCTGCGCGACGGTCCAGGCCGCCGCCGCTGGTAGGCCGGAGAGGTTGTCGTCGGTGACCCGTACCGTCGCGGTGCGGACCGAGGATCCGCTGCCCCCGCCGGCCGCGGCGACCTTGGCGTCGACGTAGGCCTTCCGCGCCAGTTGGTTGTCGAACTCGGGGTCGAAGCCAGGCCCGAGCGGGATGCGTTCACCGAAATTCTTCTCACCGTCGATGACCTGGTCGCCGGTCGTACGGACCACGCCGGTCAGGGCGGCCGGGTCGATCAGCGTCGCGTAACTGCCGGTCACGGGATCCGGGACGATCACGTCGGCGAGGGCCACGGTCGGCGCGGCCTTGGGCAGGCTGATGTACCGGGTCCAGCCGGGGGCGTTCGTGAAGTTGGCGACGACCTTGTACGTCCAGCCGGTCGGGGACATGCCGGTCGCGTCGGTGGCGATGAGCTGGACCGAGAACTGGCCGTCGACGAGCTGGGCCTTCACGCTGCCGCCGAAGACGACGTCCTGGCCGCCGATGGTGACGAGGTCGGGTGCGGTGAAGGTGATCGTTCCCTGGATCCAGGTGCCGTCGGGCAGGGTTAGGGCCTGCGCCGAGTGCACGGTGACCTGCTCGACGCCTCCGGGCAGCGGCATGTCGTTCTCCTCACAGCCTTCGGTACGAGGCGGTCATGGTGAGCGCGGCCAGGCCGAGCAGGCCGTGGCTCTGGGGCTGGGGGGTGGGGCTCGGGTCGGCTGCTCCGTCGCGTCTGCAGACGAGGGCGTCCGGATCCCAGGACGGCGCCTGGAGGTGGTAGCCGTCGGGGCAGGCTGGGCCGGGATCGCCCTTGTCGCCTTTCTCTCCCTGCGGGCCCTGGGGTCCGGGGACGGTGGAGTCGGCCCCCGGTTCGCCTTGCGGTCCTTGGGGCCCGGTGGCGCCGACCGCCCCCGAGGGGCCGGGTACGGGCGTGATCGTGGGGGCGGCCTTGCCCGGGTCGCCCTTGTCGCCCTTGGGTCCCTGCGGGCCGGGGATCGGGACGGGCACGGCCGCCCGGTCGGGCAGGTCCTTGACGGCCTTGGTCGGATCCGGTGCGGCCGGTGTGCCGCCCTTGGCCTTGATCTGGGCGCGCAGCACCCGCACGTCGGTCGCGAGCGTGGACACCGCGCTGCCGCGCAGGTCGGCCTCGGCGGCGAGCTGGTCGGCGCGCGATGCCTCGGTCTGCACGCGCACGTAGACGAGCATGACGGCGCCGGTGAGGGCGAGCAGGAACGCGAGGAGAGCCAACGGCTTCCACCGGCGGGCGAGCACCCGTTCGGTGCGCGTCATGGGGTGCCTCCCAGCTGGGTGACGAGCAGCCGCAAGCGCGCCACCTCGAGTTCGAGGACTTCGACGCGCTGCTCGGCCTTCGCCTGGTCCGCCTCGGCTTTGTCCCGCTCGGCGACGAGGCGTTGCGTGAGGTTGTCGTAGCCGGTCAATGCGGTGCCCTCCTGCTGGGCTCGCCCCGCGACCTTGGAGCCGTACATGGCTGCCGCCCCGGCCACGATGGCGCTGCCGATCACGCCGATAGCTGTGGTCAGGGCGGCGTCCATGCTGCCTCCAGGTCGCGCTCATGGGGCAGGGTCAGGACCCCGCCGGGGTGCTCGGCGGGGCGGAGGGCCGGTTGGGGACGGCCCAGGTGACGCCGAGCGCGCCGAGGACGGCGAGCACGATGGTGACGGTCTCGGCGGTCGTGACCGTGCCGTCCTGCACGGCGGTCGCCGCGGCGGCGGCGCCGGCCGCCGCACCGGAGACGACGGCCTTCCACATCTTCGAGATCTTCATGGCGGAGCGTTCCTCTCAGACGTTGGGGACGTGGAGCTTCGCCCACGAGGTCGGGCCCGGTCTGCCGTCGGCCGCGGGGCCGGTGTAGCCGAGCTTGCGTTGCCAGGCCGCGTAGGAGCGCTCGTCTCCGGGGCCCCACACGTCGGCGTTGGCGTCGGACTGGTAGCGGCCGCAGCCCTCGGCGACGAGCCGCTTGTGCATGGCTGCGATGACCGGGCTGCGGCGGCCCGTCTCGAAGAACGAGGCGCCGGGGAACGGCTCGTAGACCGGCTTGGTCGCCGGAGCCGAGGTGACGCTGACGAACTCTGGCCAGGAGCCAGGATCCTGATGGTCGTTCTCCGGGACCTGGCTGTGCCCGTACCAGCCGCCTTGCTTCTCCCACACGGACTCGCTGCGGTGCGGGGTGAAGTCGGCCGGGCGGCCCATGGGCCACGAGTTCGGGACACCCCACGAGTGCACCCAGGCCTGAAGGTCTGCCCACCCCTTGCACGGGGTGTCGACGAGCCGCGGGTACACCTTCGTGCCAACCCGGCAGTAAGGGAAGAAGACGGCTTCGATCTGGAGGACGACCGAGCCGGCGCGGTTGGTGCGGGTGCCGCCCGCCTGGTCGACGAGCGACTTGCTGCGGGAGTTGGCGGGCACGAACTGGGTGAAGTGCCCCTCGAACGGATCCCACAGGATGTGAGGGGCGACCGGCGCGCCGCCGCGCGCGAAGTAGCTGCGGAGGGCCGTGTACGGGACCAGGTCCACCGGCTTGGCCGCGCTGGCGTTCTTGTCCCAGGTGATGTGGGCGATGGCCTTGGCGGGGCCGCCGTCGGTGGGCTGGTGGTCGCCTATGTCGAGCCGGGTCGCGCCCGGCATCCACAGTTCGGGCATCAGGCGTTCGCCTCGTCCGTGTCGGCCTCGTCGTGCAGTCGCTCCGGCAGGTGGCTGTAGTCGAAGTAGCGGAGCAGGTGGGTCGTGCTCGGGTGTCGGGCGATGTCGGGCATGGTCGCTCCAGGCATGAGTAGAGCCCCGAGCCGGGCGGCGCGGGGCTGAGAGGGGAGGGTCAGGAGACCTCGGGCTGCGGGTCCAGGAGGGTCGCGGTGAGGATCTCCATGTGCTGGCCGCACTTCCCGCACTGCACGAAGCAGTCGACGCCGTTGTTGCTGTAGAACTCGGGCACGGTGAAGACCTGCTCGAAGTTCACGCACTCGGGGTTGTCGTCGCGCGCTGTGACCTCGTAGTACAGCGCGGGGTCGAACGTCACGCTCACAGCCCGATCACCATCCAATTCAGGGTTGTTGTCGTGGTGTTGGTGCGGGTCAGCCACAGCGTCAGGCCGCTTGAGGTGAGGTTGTTGAAGGAGACGCCGGTGACCTGCGTGCCCGGCAGACTGGTGTTCGCGGTGACGAGAGCGATGAAGGTGCTGCCGGCGACGCTGAGCCCCGACACGGTCGCCGAGGTGGGAGTGTTCGCGGCGCTGGGCGTGATGTTCGTGGTGCCCCACGCGAAGTTGCTGGCCGTCAGGACGCCCTGCACGTCCAGATTGGCGTTGCCGCTTTCGCCTACCCCGGCGACCTCGCGGAAGGCGCTGACGACCACGGTGGGGACGCCGCCGCCTGCTACCGAGCCGAGGTCCACCATGGACAGCCAGTCCGATGCCCGGATCGATCCGGACACCAACACCAGGTTGTTTCCCACGTCCGGGAAAACGCTGTACTCGACGCTCGCCGGCACCTCGCTGATCCGGTCGTCGACCGGCTGGAAGCTCAGGCCGCCGGAGATGAGACGGGCGCTGATGGGGATCTCGTCCGGGTCCTGGAGGCCGCGGGTCCAAAGGCCGGCGCCCCCATCGTCGGTCGGCCCGAGTTCGGCGAGGAGGGTCAGTCCGTCGGCGCTGTAGATCCGCAGCCTGCCGACGGTGGCTTCCCCCATGCGGCGTGCGGCTCGCAGCTCCCGCATCTGCCGTTCCAGAGCGGCCACCTTCCGGGCCAGGCTGGTCGGGTCGCCGGGCAGCTGGTCGAGCTGTTTGGGCATTCAGCTCTCCTCCACGAGGATCGGGCGGACGCGGTCGGATCCCGGTTCCAGCTCCCACGCCCAGCAGCGGGCGGTCACGCTGGTGCCCTGCGGGTGGCGCGGCGACTGCTCGACAGCCAGGCAGAGGGTGTCCCCCAGCGCCCAGTCCTGGCCGAGCCGCGGGGCCTGGGAGGCGACCGCTTCGACGGTCCACACCTGGGCACCCTGCGACATCAGCGTCACAGCCTGCGAGGCATGGGAGTTGAGCTGGTCAGGGTCGGTTACGCCGGTGGCGGGCGTGAACCGGTACTCCCAGCGCGGCCACCCGGCTGCCAGCAGCGCAGTGGCCTCGTACACCGCGGAGGTCAGGCGGGAGCTGCCCTCCCCCTCCCCGCGGGCCAGGACGGTGGTGGCGCCTTTCCCGGCCTCGTAGGACTTGGCGAGGCTGTAGGAGTCGACGCAGCCGGGGAAGTCGAAGGTGACGGCGGTTGCGCCCTGGACGCCGATGGCCGGGCGCACCCGGAGCGGCCACTGGAAGCCGTTGTGGCTGGCGTTCCAGACGGTGTCGATCGTCCACTCGGGGCCGCCCTCGAGGCCCATCAGTTCCTGAAGGCAGGACAGGATGCTCTTGTCGTCGCCGTCGTCCGATGCGTAGTCCAGCGTGGTGCCGGTGGACGGGGCGTCGATGACGATCGGCGGCCCATAGGTGAGGGCTGGGGTGACCAGGCCCGTGATGATGTCGGCCTGGTCGGCGCCCACGAACGTCTGGGTGCCGGGGAAGCGGCTGTCCAGGTAGCGCTCCATGGTGGACAGGCCGAGGTCCACGGTCTGGGCGCTGCCACCCGTTTGCGGGAGGGTGACACCGGACCAGACGGGGATGTCGGTGGCCTTGTCGACGGCGACGAGGACGGTGGTGCCCGGGTTGGTGGCCGCCTCCCAGTCGTCCGGGGCGCCGGGCAGGTAGAGGCTGGCCTGAAGCGTTGTGGCCTCGCCGAGCTTGCGGGACAGGGCCCCTGACGGGGTGAGGGCGGACAGGTCCTCGATGATGTTGCCGGTGCGCAGGTCGCATCCGAACCAGGCGAGGGTGACCGCGGTCATGGGGCCGCGACGGGCTCGACGGCCAGGAGTCCGTCAGTGGCCCGGGTGACGGTGGTCAGGGTGCCCACGCTGCTGAACAGGTACTGCGGGGTAAGGGTGACGCTGGCGCCGGGCGTCCAGGAGCGCAGGACGCGGCGTGTGCCGTAGTTGCGGGAGCCGACGGTGGACAGGCCGTTCGCCTCCGAGGCCGCCTCGGTCACGCCGCCGGAGGCCCGCCACGCCATCCACCCGGACGAGGTGCCCGTATTCGTGTTCATGAGGGCACCTCCCACGCTGATCCACACGAGCCCGCTCGGCGGCACTGTGAACGTCAGCGCCGCCCAGTTGCCCCCTGGGAAGTCCTGGAAGGTTCCGGCGGTGAAGCTGGACGGCTGGCTGACCTGAGCCGAGGTGAGCGGCGTGTAGGGGTTGATCCTGCGCCAGGCCGAGCCGTTCCAGCGCAGCAGACCCGAGCCGTCGTCGTAGAACTGGCCGACATACGGGTTGGACGGGGCGGTCGACGCCGGCAGGATGCCGCCCGGCGCCACCGTGTTGGGCCGTACCGCGGTGGATACCGACGGCGAGCCGGCGCCCGAGTGGGGCACGGTGATCGTGGCGAGGGGCAGGTAGATCTGTGTGCCCGCCGGAGTGGGGGCCACTGGCGTGGACGAGGCGGTACCGGCGAGGTAGACGACGTCGGTCTGCCGCAGGCCGCTGGCGTCGAAGTCGGTGTCCCAGATCCGCAGATACACCAGGTCGATGCGGTCGAGGGTGGCGTGTGCGGCGGTGAGCGTGCCCGACCAGGTGGAGGTGAGCACACCGACGTAGACGCCGTGATCGGTGAGCATGGCCGTGCCGGGTGACACGTTGATCGTGGACCCGGCCAGCGTGACCGTCAGTCCCGGGTCGCCGGGCCGTACCCCCGCCCGTGTCCCGAACGTCGTCCCGCTGGACATCACGAATGCCCTCAGGGCGTCCCTGAGGTTCTGCCCGTTGTAGCTGATGGTGTTCTGGAACATCGGGGTGTCTGGCATCAGCGGGCTGCTTTCAGATCCAGGCCGAGCGCCAGCGGGCGGTCAGCAGAGCAGAGGAGTTGTAGGCGGCGGCGCGGAACTGGAAGGTGACCATGCTCTTCGCGGGGATCACCGGCCAGTCGCTCGGAATCGTCAGGAACCTGCGCCGCGACACCACTCCGTTGAGGGTCACCGTGTGGGCGTCCGTGTCGATGACGAGCTCGTCGCCGCTCGCGAGGTCCTGGCTGTAGTTGAGGAACCGGGCCGATCCATCGGGCATCTGCGCAAGGATCTGCGGGGCGGACACAGGGCCGTCGATGACGAGGACCGGCCTCGTCTCGAACGTGCCCGCGTTCAGCGCGATGATCTGCCCGGCCACCGCGGTGGCGCTCAGCGTCCACGGCATCGTGGCCGGCAGGGTGAGGCCGCCGCTGGTCGAAGGGAGAGCGGTCGATCCCTGCTGCTGGGTGACGTCGTACCGGCGCGGGTCGGCAGCCGTCACCATCACCGAAAAGGTCGCCTTGGTGTCGGTCACGTACTCCAGGAGCAGATCGCCGGAGCGTCGCACGGTCGCCTGCTTCGGCGTGGTCTCCCACACCGTCAGCACGGTGTCCGTCAGGCCGGCCGCTGCCCGCAGCTGCTCCATCGCAGACTCCAGCAGGGCCTGCGACGCGGCGACGACCGTTCCGCCCAGAGTGACGGGGCGCGAGCCGAGGTAGACCGGGGAGGCCCACGTCCCGTGGTCGCCCTCCCGGTCGGTGTACTCGCCTCGGACGCCCGGCGAGTCCCAGCCCCTGATGGTCTGGAGGTACCAGGCGGTGCCATCGGCGTCGACCTCACCCAGGTCCACGGCGCCCAGGCTCGCCCTGACCCCGCCCCCCAGGGCGGCACCTGGCGTATACGGCATGCCCTACCCCCTTCAGCCGGTGAAGTTGATGACGCGGGCGATGTCGTGTGCCTGCTCGGCGGCCGACTGCTTGGCGCCGTGCAGGTGCACCTCGATGTGCTTGGACACCTCGCGCGCCACCGCGGCCGTGGAGGGCGCCGACCCGTACCGTCCGGCTGGCACCAGCTGGTAGCCCATGGCGGCCGCGGTCTTGGACAGCAGTGCCCTCGATCGCGACGAGCTGTTCCAGGGGATCCACGACTCACGCACGCCTGCCTCGCCGCCGAGCACCATGGTGGGCCGGGAGAGGATGCCGCCGGCCGCCATCGCGACACCGCCCTGCTGGTTCCACTGCCGCACGAAGGTGTCCTTGTAGGCCGCGGGCAGCGCCTTGATCTGCCCGGTCATCTTCGGCACCAACGCCTTGATGGTGGCCACGTCCAGACCTGCCGCGATCAGGTCGGCGAACCCCCGGTTCGGGGCGCCGCGTAGCGTCGTCAGCAGGGTCAGGCTGTTGGCCAGGTCCTCGCCGGTCAGCGTCCCCTGGGCGGTCTTCACCTGCGCATTCGCCTTCGATGCCGCGGCGGTGTTGCCCGCTGCCTCGTGGGCGAGCGTCATCGCCGAGGCGTCGCCCTGGGCGGCCAGGGCCTGCGCCAGGTCCCCGAAGCCCTCACTCGCGAGCTTCTGCAGGTCCGCGGCGAACTGCTGGGACTCCTTCGTCGAGCCGTTCAGCTGCTTCGTGAAGTCGGCGAGGGTGGCCTTGGCGTACTCGCCGGTCTTCTGCAGCTTGTCGGTGATCGACTTGAATTGCTTGTCGCTGGCCTTGGCGAGCGCGTTGACGAGGGCGTATCCGTCCTCGCCCATGCCCTCCAGCAGGGCCTGCAACTCCTTGCCGCCCCGGGCGCCGACCTTGGCGAGGTTCTTCCTCCACTTGTCGGTCGCCGCGACGGACTTGTTGAGCTGCGCCTCGTAGGCGTTCAGGTTGAAGCCGGCGGGCGCCTTGGCGCCCTTCTTCACCCCGAGGGCCTTGTCCGCGGCGTAGACGTCCTGCCGCTCCTGCGCGACCTTCTTGTCCGCGGACTTCTTCGCCGACGTGGCCTTGTCGACCCGCTCCTCGGCGGACCGCAGCTGGGCGGCGGTGTGGTGGCCCTTGCGGACCCTGGAGAGGTTCTTCTCCGCTTCCCTCAGGTTGTCGGCGGCCTTCTTCTGCGCGGCGAGCGCCTTGTTGAGGTCGTCCCACGCCTTCTTGAGTGCCTCGACTTCCTTGTCGTAGCGCTCCATCGCGTCCGAGGGGCCACCGAGCACCGGCTGCCCAGTCGGCGAGTACTGGAACCCGCCGAGCAGACCGCCGGAGGCGAACCACTGCACCGAACCGCCGAGACGCTTCACCGTCTCGGCGGCGATCTGACGGGACCGCGAACGCTTCGACGGGGCGAGCGGGATGTACGCCTCGTCTCCGGCCTCGTCCTCCGCCCATACCCGCCACGTGCCCTTCCGGGCGATCTGCGCGACGTGGTTTTCGTGCATGCCGCCGTCGGCGTAGAACGTCAGAATGCCGCCGTCGGCCTGCGCATTGACGCCCCGGCCGCCCTTCCCGGTATTGATCGTCCGGTTCTCGGTGATCAGGGTGATGGTCTTGCCGTGCAGGGCGTCGATACGCGCTTGCAGGGCGGCCAGCGCCGTCTTCACCCCTCCGGTGGGCACCGTGATGGAGATCTGCCTGTTGGGCAGCCTCTTCACCGTGAAGCCGACGTCCTCAAGCGCCTTGATGGCGGGACCGCTGGGCGCCCGCACCGTGATCGACTTTCCTGCCGGGACGGAGGACAGCTTCTGCCCCAGCGTCGTCAGCTCGTCCGCGGCCTTCTCCGCGCCCGGTGTCGTGACCGTCGTGGCCACGCCTGCCGGCAGCCTCAGGTAGGCGGCGGCGAGCGCGTCGACGGCGTCCTTGGAGAATCCCCTGGCCTTGAGGTCCTCCTTGAGGAGGCCGATGTCACGCTCAAGAACTTTCTGCCCGGCCTGCTGGCTGTTCTTCTCCTCGGCGACCGCCTGGGCGTGCTCCATCGCCGCGTTGGCCGCATCCAGGAACGCTGACTTGACCTTGCGGCCCTTCTCCGTGGTGACGTCCAGCGAGTGGCCGTTCTCCTTCACCGCGTCATTGAGGTCGGCCAGGGACTGGCGGAACTGGATCTCCTGCTGGGCCGTCGAGATCGCAGTGCCGTTGAGGCCCTTCAGTGCGTCGGCCAGCTTCTCCGCCTCGGACCGCTGGTCCTGGATTTCGTCGGCGGTGAGGCCCATCTCCTTCGCCAGCTGGGCTTGGGAGTCCGCGGACATCTTCGACTGGGTGTCGGTGTCCGTCAGCGCGTTGGAGTACCCCGGCAGGAGCGTGCGCAGCTTCTCCGTCGACGTGCCCTGCGCCTCGGCCTCCTTGGCCAGTCGGCTGAACGCCTGCGCTGCGACGTCCGGGGCGCCGCCCTGGACCAGGTTCTTGAGGGCTTCGTCGACAGCCTTGAGCTTGTCGCGTGCTTCGTCCAGAGGCTGGGAGTCGGAGCCGAGATGGGTGATGGTGTAGAGCGAGTCACCGATGCGGTCCAGGACGCCCGGGTGGGCGATACGGGCCGCAGCGTCCCCGAAGTCGTTGAGGTCAGCGCCGAACTTCTTGGTGAGCTCGCCCGTCGCCTTGCCGGTCTTGCCGAAGGTGTAGAGGGCGTTGCCCAGCTTCGACACGTTCGGCGGGGCGTCCTCGAACGCCTGCTTCAGCTTGTCTGCGCCGAAGGACATGGCCTCCAGGGTCGCGACGACCACACCCGCGCGTCCCAGGCCATTGAGGAGGACCCGCGTCCGCGCGGCCGTGATGCCGAGCTGGGTCAGCGCGGTGCGGGTGGCGGCGATCCTCGGGAGCAGCAGAACGAACCCGGTGACGGCGAGGGTGGCAGCGCCGCCGATGCCGGTCAGCATGGTGATGGCGTGCTGGGCTCCGGCGGGCAGCTGGTTGTAGGCGTTGACCAGCCGGGTCACCCACTGGACCATGCCGCGCAACGCGCTGTTGGCGGAAGTACCGCCCTCGATGAGGGCGACCTCGATGGCGCCGCGCAGGCGCTGCAGGTCGCCGACGAGGTTGTCGGTCTGGATGGACGCCATGCGGCCGGCCGCGCCCTGGTCGTCGACGGCCTTGACGTACTTCTGGATGCCCTGCGCGCCGAGCTCGTAGAGGATCGTCGCGGAGCGGACCGCGTCCGATCCGAAGATCGTGGCGAACGCGGCGTTGCGGGCCTCGGGGGTGAGGTTCTTGAAGGACGACTGGAGGTTCCCGGCAAGCTTGGTGAGGCCGACGAACTTGCCCTGGCTGTCGTAGGCGGTGAAGCCGAGCCGGTCCATCATCTTGCGGGCTTCGTCCGACTGCGGCGTGAGTCGCTGCAGCATCACCTTCAGGGACGTACCGGCGTCGGAGCCGATGAGGGCGTGGTCGGCGAACGCGGCGAGCGTTCCCACGGTGTCCTCGAGGGACAGCCCGGTCTGGTTGGCGAGCAGGCCGCCCTGGCGCAGGGACATGCCCAGGCCGTTCATGTCGGCCGCGCTCTTGTTGGCCGCGGCGGACAGGACGTCGGCAATGTGGCTGACGTCCTTGCCCTGTAGGCCGAAGGTGTTCATCGTCTGGGCGGCGATGGTCGCCGAGTCGGCGAGGTCCATCTGCCCGGACGCGGCCAGCGCCAGGGACCCCTTGAGGGCGCCCCCGGTGATGTTCGCGACCGAGACGCCGGCGCGCGCCAGCTCCGCTTCGGCGTCAGCGGCCTGGGTGGCGGTGAACGAGGTGGTCTTCCCCGCTTCCAGGGCCGCCGCGCGCAGCTGCTTCATCTGCGTCGACGAAGCCCCGGTCACGGCGCGGACGTTGCTCAGAGCCTTGTCGAACTTCGCGGCCGACGCGGCAGCGATGGCGAAGCCGGTGACCATCGCCGTGCCGACCGCAGCCCCGGCGCCAGCGAGACGGGAGGTGTTGTCGGCGGCCTGCCGCATGCCGCGCGTGTACTGGCTGATGTCCGCGCGCAGCCGGACGGTGACGGTACGGGTGGCCACGGGTCACCCCCTCGTCAGTCAGTGCTGGGCATGCGCTCGATCTGGACGTGCAGCCCGTCGGAGCCGCTCTTGTTCTTGGCCTGGTGGGCGCGCACGGCCCGGGCCGAAGTGGCGCACGCGTGGCACCGGATCAGCTCGGCGCTGTAGGAGAACTCGTTGGCCCTGTCCGTGGCCTCGCTCCAGGGCTGCCTGCACTCCGGGCACGCGTCGGCCTCGACGTGCAGGAGGGCGAAAGCCCAGGCCCGGTCCTCCCGCAGCCACAGCGGCTCGCCGTCCTGCACGACGCGGCCCATCAGCACGGACCGGGGAACTCCCCATGCCCGTGCGGCTTCTACTTCTCGCCGCCAAGGGCCGCCAGGAGCGCGGAGGCGGCCAACGAGAAAGGGATGAGTTCGCTGCTGTTGTGGACGTCCCACGCGGCGTCGAACAGCTTCTTGATCTCGCCCTGGTTGAGCTTCTCGAACAGCTCGGCGGCCTGGTCCTCGGTCATGACCGGGTCGACGCAGGACGCGGCGATCAGCGCCTTGATGAAGCTCTCGCCGAATGCCTCGTTGTCGCTGGTCGGCGGGTGGGCGGCGAGCAGATCCGAGTACGCCTTGTCGCCGATGTACCGCAGAGAGAACGGGACTTCAGCCTTGCGGGCCTTGTCCCGGACCTCCTTGAGCTGGGCGGCCAGGGCGCGGCCCGGGTGCTCTTCGGTGAGGTCGGACGGCTGCCAGTCCTCGGAGACCCTGGCCAGCTCGTCCGCGAGGCGCTCCGCCTCGCCCGCCAGGTCGCCCCGGATGCACACGCTGACGGTGCGCTCCCGGGGCGTCGCCTCGGCGAGGATGTCGTCGATGCTCGCCATCAGGCGACCAGCGCGTTGGTCGCGGGCTGGTCCGTGACCTTCATCGGCGACGTGAACTTCGTGACTTCGTTCGCGGCCGGCGCCACGTTCGCCCGCTCCCCGCAGGTGATCGGGTACACCTCCACCTGCTGCCCGACGGTCCACGCCGTGGTGTAGGCGATGCCTCGGCGGACCACGAGGTAGCCGCTGACGCCGTACATCAACGTCGTGTAGGGGGCGTCGTCGCTGGGGTTGTCGCCCCGCTTGAATGTGAGCTCGTTGTCGAAGCCGATCCGGCCCACGGTCTTCGTGTCGAAAGTGGACGCCAGTGAGCTTGTGTCGACGTCGGCGGTCGTCGGGTCGGTCTTCAGGCCGTCCGGCGTGATCCGCTTGGTGAGATCGAGCGCCGCGTTCAGCTCGGTCGTGGTCGGCGCGTTGATGTTCGCAATGGACGACGCCCACGCCACGCGGGTCTTGCCGTCGCTGATCAGGTCACCCATGAGGTCCTCCAGGGCATGAGAAAACCCCGGCCAGACGGCACGGGGCGGGCGATGGTTGGGGGCGGATCAGATCCGCAGGGCGGCGACGGTCACGGTCGTCGCGGAGCTATAGCCGATGGCGCACAGGCCGTCGGAGGCGTTCTTGAGAAGGTCTTCGTTGAGCGGGCCGATCATCTTGTCGGCTCCGGCGGCGATGGTGACGGTGACGTTGGAGACGGCCTGTCCGCGCACAACGGCCGCAGCCGTGAGCGTGACGGTGATGCTGGCCCCCGAGCCGTTCTTGACGTGCACGAAGTTGCGATCTCCCGGCGCGCACTTGTCACCGCCGCCAGCAGCGTTGCTGTAGTTCGGCGCAAGTCCGGCCAGGGAGATGGCCTGGGTGGTGAGAGTTGCCATGGGGTGCCCTCCATCAGGCGGGAGTTGAGCGGATCCGGTACTGGACCGGGAGGAAGTAGACGGGTGGGGTGACGTCGTCATCCCGCCCTACGGGTGGCCCGCCCAGGTCCTCTGGGGGCCAGCAGGAGCGGCCCTCGACGATCGGAGGGGCGGCCAGAGCCTTGCGGACCTTGTCGGCGACCCACAGCACGCGCTCGACGTCGCTGCCCACGCAGGTGATCTGCATGGTGGAGTCGAAGTCGGTGCGCTCGTCGGCGAGGGACTCGCACACGGACATGCCGGGATCGGGGTAGAGGACCGCGTACAGGTCCGGCCGCGTCCAACCGCCGGTTGTGGGCTCGCCGCCCACGTATACCGTCAGGCCGGCCGTCTCCAGGGCGCCCTTGACGGCGTCCTGGTGGGGCAGCACCTCGGGAACAGTGGTCATCTGCTCACCACCAGGCGAGGCCGCGTTCGGCGATGAGCGCCATCTGAGCCTCGAAGCGGGGCTCTTCGACGTCCAGGGCCCGGCCCCCGTCGCGGTGCGGTGGGTTCTTCGCCGACCCGTACTCGAGGAGGTTGCCCAGCGCACCCTGGGGGGCCTCCTTGTCCGGGCCGATGATGGCCATGACGATGTCGCGCCCGTAGTTGGCGATGTCGAAGCCCACGGCCGCCGGGTAGGCGGGCGCGTGCCGGCCGGAAGACTGCCGGGCGTTCTTTCGCCAGTCCCGCTTGATGTTCACGGCGCCGCGCATCGTGACCGAGCGGGCATCCCTGCGTATGCGGGGAATGGCCCGCGCCAGGTGCCGCTCGAGGCGCCGCACGTCGCTCATGTCGAAGCGGTTGTCCATTACGACCGGTCCTCCGTGATCAGGCGCCAGGCGGTGGCCTGGTCGCCGAAGTTGGCCCCGGTCACCCAGAGGACGAGCCCGATCATGCGGGCGTCAGGGGAGGCGAGGACCTCCACCTGCATGCCGGGCAGAACGCGGGTACCGGAAGCCAGCTGGGTGCCTGCGGGCAGAGCCACCTGGTACTCCAGCAGCCGCACCTCACGGCTGCCCGCCTGGACGTCCTCGCCGGCCGCCTGGGCGATCGGCTTCACGCGGGCGATGCCCTCGTACAGCGTCGTCTTCGCCCCGGGCGTTGTGGTGCCGGTGGTCCGGTCGAAGATGCCGTCAGCCTGCGAGTACAGGCGCACGGTGTCCCGCATCCGCGCCTCGGCCGCCGCGCGCCCCGCGGCGAGGACGTTGTCGACGCTCATGTCGCCCCCGGCACGATGCTGAACGCGCCGCCCTGCGCTGGTCGCAGCTCCTCGGCTTCCTCGTCCGACAGATAGATCTCGCCCCGCGAGCGGGAAGAGTCGATCGTGTAGGAGAAGTCGTCGATGGACTCCTGCCGGCGCCCGTCCGGGTTCTTCAGGACCCGCAGCACCATGGAGCAACAGACCTTCTTCGAGACGTCCGTTGGCGTGGAGTACTGCGGAAACCGCTTCAGGATCAGGGCGGTGGCGTCGTCGAGCCAGGCGGTGGCCTGGCGTGCCTCGGACGACGTCAGATCGCGGCCCATGCGGTCCGCGAGGTCGGTGAGGGTTGCCAGTGCCACCGGTGCCTCCTACTTGGCGCCGTCGCCGCCGTCGCCCTTGTCGTCGGACTTGGCGGAGGCCTTGACCTCGCTGACCTCGTAGTCCTCGGGCAGGGCGCGCAGCCGCTTGATGACGCCGGCGTCGGACGTCTCGAACTGGCCGTCCTTGAACTGGGCCCAGATGCCCTTGTCGTCCTGGAGGATCAGGCCGGGGTACTTGCTGGTCTGGAAGTTCGCCATGGCGGCGGTCTCCTTACGTGAGGTCCTTGATGAGGCCGTGGTAGGTCTCCGGGCCGTACTCCAGGCCGACCTCGCCGTACAGCTGCCACTTCTCCGAAGCGCCCGACTTGGCGAGCGGCTCGGCGAACAGCAGGCCCTTGCCGGGGATCTCCAGCCACACCGGGGCGCAGACCGAGAGGTCGACGATGGCGACCTGGCCGGTCGGCATCCAGCGGTTGAGCATGACGCCGAAGGTGCCGAAGTCGGTGACCAGCGTGTCGACGGCGACGCCGCCGATGTTGCGGGTCATGGTCGGCTGGTTGAGCGTGGCCGTGGTGTAGAGGTTGGTGAGGTTCACCTTCTGGCCCGGGCCGGTCATGATGACCGTGCTGTCCTGCGGCAGCTTCGCGCCGTTGCCGTACATCGTCGACAGAGTGGCGTCCACGATCGCCTTGGACAGGGCGCGGCCGGTGCCGCCGTTGGCGTTCACGTTGGTGGTGATCGCCGTGAGCAGGCCGCGGGTCTTGCGGGCGGTGCTGTTGTTGGCCGGCTTCTGGTAGGTGCCGGTCAGGAACGACATCTCGACGTCGACCGCCATCGACTCGAGCTCGGCGGTGATCTGCGCCGTGAGCTCGTCGTCCACCGGGTTGTCGTCCATGCCGATGTTGATGCCGGAGTACATGCCGGTCGCGGCCTGCCGGGTGTAGGACACCTCGACCGCGGACTGGTGGATCTCGACGACGTTGGAGACGTTGCTGCGGGACCGGGCCACACCGGTCGGAGCCGCGGCACCCTCGACGACGCTGTTGTTCGCGGTCGACGTGCGACGGTCGACGGTCTGCCACTCGAACTCGACGGACTTGGTCCGCTTGCCGCCGGACAGGCCGCCGATGGACGCCAGGAAAGGCGTCTCGGTCGGCGTGACCGAGTAGAGCAGACCGTGGTAGTTCGGCAGGTTGTAGGTCGTGCCCTGCCCGCTGACTGCGCCCATGACGGGCTCCCTTCTGGGGGTGAGGGCTTGGCCTTGGGCCTGCCCTTACTTGCTTGCTGGTTGCTTGATCTCGCGCAGCTGTTGCGTCTTCAGCGCCATGGCCCGCTTGGTGTCGCCGGCCTGCTCCGCTTCTGCGATCTGCTGGGCGAGGTTGGGCGGGATGCCCGGCCGGGCACCCTGCGCAGGGTCGGGCCGCGGAGTGCGCGGTCCGGGCTCGGCGGCCGCCCAGTGGGGCTTCCGTTCGAGCAGGCCGTCCAGTGCCGCCTTGATGGCCTCGCGGTCGACGGCTCCCTCGTCGGTGACGAAAGTGCCGCCCTGGAGCGCGTCGACGGCGTCTTGAGGGTCCTGGAAGCGCCCGGCGGCCAGGGCCTCCACCTGGGAGCTGACGGCGAGCCTGGTGGCCGCCTCCGCCCGCTCCTGGGCTGCCTTGAGGGCGTCCGCCTGCCGTTCCGCCTCGGTCTTCTCGGCGTCCTCGTAGGCCTTGAGCTTGGCCGCCTGGTCCTTGCTGAGGGCCTCTGCGTCCTTGGCCCGCTGCTTCCAGATGACCAGGGCCTTCTCGCCCTCGGCGCCCAGGGGCGGATCGTCTCCGCCGCTGCCAGCTGGGGGCGTTGCCGGGTCGGTGCCGGGCGCCGGAGGCTCCGGGGGCGTGGCCGGGTCGGCTGCAGGCGGCGGGTTGCCCGCGCCCGGGTCGATCGGCTCGGTGGGTGTGGGTGTGCTCATCTCTGCTCCCGTTGCAGGAGTTGGGACCGCCGGCGTTGCACCGGGGTCAGGTCAGATAGCCGAAGCGCCGCAACATGGCCAGCGCCTCATCCCGGCTCTCAGCCAGCCGGAAGATCTCCTCGGGCATCAGGCGGGGAGTCCTGAGCTCGAAGAGGGGCAAGCCCCGCCGCACGTCGATGCGGTCGCGGGCAAACCGGGTGCCGGTGCGGGCCTCGGTGCGCGCCCGTTCCAGTCGGTAGAAGGCGCCTCGCCGCGTTGCCCCCTCCGTCGTCGCCAGGACATGGCGGCCGTAGGCGGTCATCGTCTGCATGCCGCGGCGGGCGTTGACGACCTGCGCCATATCCGCGCCCTCACGGATCGCGCGGGCGCCGGCCTCGCCGAACACCCGGTCCTGCTCCGCCCTGGACAGGCCGTTGAAGTACGAGCGGGGGTTGATGAACCCGGCTCCGCCGAGGTCGTCGCTTCCGCGGCCGCGCCGCTGGTTGCGGGCGATCAGCGTGGTCGGCAGGTGGATGCAGTCACACCTCGGATGGCGCTGGAAGCCCTTGTTCCAGCCGTACTCCTTGCCAGCCAAGATGATGCAGCGCGAGCACGCGGGCGGGTTCACCACCCGCACATAGCCCTGGATGGTGCGCCGGGAGGCCATGGCTACACCCGTCGCCCCGCGGCCCGCATCGGCGACCTGGGTGGTCGTGATGCGCAGGGCGGACGCCAGGGAGCTGCGGAACGCGTCCTGCATGGACTGCCCCTGCAGCATCCGCACCTTCCAGTCGATGATCGGCTGGTAGAGCAGCGACACCAGCGGCCGCCCGTCGGAGGCCACGCCGGACAGGGCGCCCGGATTGACGCGGCCGGCCGATACCGGATCGGCGTCTTCGGCGGCCAGGACGTCGTCCAAGTACGGATCCGCCAGGCGCGCGGCTTCCGTCTGGGCTTCAACCACCGCGGCGACGAGCAGGGGGGACAGTTGCTGCCAAGACCCGCTGATGTCGGCCCGGTTGATCTGCCGCCACACCGTCTGCACCTTGTTCGCGGCCCGACGGGCGATGACCTGCTGGCGCCGGTACTGCCCGAGGGCGATCTCGCGCAGCTCGGCGTCGACCGCCACGGCCTACGCCTCCGAGGGCGCGCCGGCCGGGGTGTCCGTCCCCGGCTTCGGCCCGTACACGGCGGCGATGTCCTCGCCCAGGACCCGGCTTACGGCGTCCTGGTCCATCTGCCGCATCCGCTCCCGCTGCACGGCCGTGTAGCCGAGGTCCTCGCGGGCCTGCTCGACGGGCAGGATGTTCGCCTGCACCAGCTTCACGACGGCGTCCGCCTTCTGCGCGAACGTCGGCGTCGACGCATCTCGCCACAGCGTCTCCAGGTTCAGCGCCCGCGGGTCCCAGTCACCGTCACGGAAGCGCAGGATCAGCCGGTTCATGCACTCGTAGGAGCCGCCGAACGAACGCTGCCGCCGCTCGGCGCGCTTCACCAGGCGGGTCTCGGCGGACCGGATGGCGTCCGCCGACGGCGGGTTGTTCGTGTCGAGGCCCAGGAAGTTCGGCGGCAGACCCGACAGGCCGCCCACCAGGCGGGCCAGCAGCTCGATGGTGGAGTGGAAGTTGGACAGCTGCGCCTCGGGGAACTGGACGACGTCCGCGCCGTCCTCGCCGCCCCGCTTCTTCGTCATGGCCCAGATGCGGCCGGCGATCCGCGACCACTTGGAGACCTGGTTGCCGTTCTGGTCGACGAAGTCCTCCTCGTCGATGCCGAACGCCACCCGGCGGGGCACGGCGTGGAACTCCTCGCTGACCATCATGTCCGTGGCGGCCTTGCAGGCCGCGTCGCTGAGCGGCAGGACGTTGGCGATCTCGGAGACGCCGTTGGGCTTCATGATGCGGCCACGGTTGACGAGCGGTACGACCGGGACTTCGCCCAGTTTGTGCCCGTCGCGGTCGGTCTCTGCCCACGTCGTCACCGAGGTCTGCCTGTAGTAGACCGTCTCGTTCGGCAGGTACAGGGCCGCGTACCGGTCCGTGACCGCGTCGGTGATCGGGTCCTGCTCGTGCCAGCGCTTCAGCGCGGCCCGCACCTGCCGGGTGCGGGGGTCGCGGTCCACCTGCATCTGCAGCGGGGATTCCGTCGTGATCAGCGGGACGTCCGGGTTCTTCTCGTTGGTGCCGACCACCAGGAACGAGCGCCGCATCACCAGCGCATCCACGTGTGCCTGCTGCGACTTCTCGTCCATGCCGTTGGCCTGCCAGATAGCCCACAGGTCCTCGGCGGCGGCCTCGTCGTCGGCGTACCGGAAGCCCTCGACGTCCAGGCGCTCCTCGAGGGAGTCGACGACCAGGGACGGCCAGTTGATGACCACCTGGCGGATCTGGTCGCCGAGCTCCTCCAGCAGCTCCGGGTTCAGGTAGGACAGGTCCTGTTTGCCCTCGTAGTACCGGTTCAGGTCCTCCAGGCCCGACTGGAGCCCTTCGTGGACACGGGCGAGGTAAGCCACCCAGTCGGCGGGGGTGCGGTCCTTGGCCTCCACGCTGCACCCCCTTCACATGACGATGACGGTGTTCTTCTTCTTGGGCTTGTTCAGGCCCGCGGCGATGGCATCGCAGGCCGCCTCATGGGCGATGGTGGAGATCACGGCAAGGTCGATCTTCAAACTGGCCGACGCCTTGCGGAGGACGTAACGGCGCATCGGCCGCGCGGCCTTGCGGGCGTTGCGGACGTGGATCGACGTGGACTCACAGCCGTCGTGCCGGAAGCGGGTGTCCTTCTTGGTGACGTCAGTCAGCAGCTGCTCGCACGCGGCGTGCATCTGCACCACCCGGTAGGTCTGCCACTCGGTCACGCGCTTCTCGCCGTAGCGGGCCTGCCACGCGGCCAGCTCGCTGGTCCAGTACGGCGGGTCCCCGTACATGCGGACCACGTCGAACCGCTCCATCAGTTCGTCCAGCGCGGCGTCGACCTCGAGGCGCGGCACCTGGCCGTCCCAGTCCTCCGGATCCCAGATGCACGGCCGGTTGTCGGGCCCGTAGGTCGGGGTGAACTGGTAGCCGTCCAGCGTCTCCGCGCGGAAGCCGGTCCAGTCGTCGACCTCGGAGCCGTCGAATCCCAACACCAGGCGGGTCCCGTCCGGGACATCCTCCAGCGCCATCCGCGCGTCCCAGCGGTCTTGGACCATCCAGGTGCCCATGCCGGCCGTGATGCGGTTGCCGTAGAAGCGCTCCGCCTCCGCCGGCTCCTTCTCCAGCAGCTCGGCGGCCTCGCCCTCGATGGAGTCGAGGTCGATGTGATGGCTGCCCTGGTACACCGAGGCGTGGATCTTCCGGCGCTCGGTCTTCTTGGCGTAGTCCAGGTCTTTGGGCGGCAGCCGGTGGTACCGGTAGACGTCCTTGACCTTGGTCTCCGCGGTCTTCTGTGCCACGGAGTTCTCGGTCGGATCCCAGGCGTTCGACTGCTCAAGGCTCCGCCCCGACATGCCCGCCAGGCCACGGCGTTGCGTCGTGGCCACCTTGGTCATGCCGTTGCCGTCGGTCCAGATACCCGTCTCGTCCTGCGCGGCGAACGTGATCGGATTGCCCAATCGGCTCTGCGCGGAGGCCGTGACGACGTCGATGCGGCCGTCGTTCGGCAGCCGGATGAACTGCTCGCCGACCTTCATGATCTCGGCGAGCGGCCCGTTGCGGATCATCGCCTGCAGCGGGCGGTAGGTGTTGTCCGTCTGATCCTCGGACGTCGCCGTGATCTGGATGAGCGGCTGGTTCCACGGCCGCCCCATCGGCTCGCCTGGCTCGTACTCGTACACCCAGCCGCAACCGCAGCGGTAGTCCGTGCAGCGGAAGCGTTCGCCGCCGCGCGCCCAGCCGTTGAACAGCACCGGGCCGACCGCCTCGGCCGCCACGATGGACGCTGCCCACGGCCCCTTGCCCGACTTCTGAGGCGCCACCGCCTGCACGCGGCGGTAGGCGAATGCGGTGGACAGCTGGCCGAGTTCGGCGGTCGGCTTGATCCGGTAGAGGTTGGCCGTGATCCGCAACTGCCAGTCGTACATCTCGAACGGCTGCGGCGTCGGGTCGAGGCCGCCCACCGACTGCAGCTTGCAGTGCCGGGTGATCCAGTCCGGCACGACATACAGGGTCGGGAAGTCGAGCGACCGGGTTCCGTCGTCAGCCGCTACCACCGGACACCGCCCTCAGCCGGGCGCGCGCCGAGGCCGGGGCGATCGTCGGACCGGACGCCCCGGCCGGCGCCTGGTCGTCCTCGCTGGGACGCTCGATCCGCCACCGGTTGGCCCGCATCCCTGGCATCGTCAGCCCGAGACTGTCGGCCATCTGCCGCACCAGGGTTCCCAGGTTGACGAAGGCGTCCGGCTTCTCCGCCTCGACGAGGCGGCGGACGTACAGGGCGACCTCGATGTCCTGGCTGCACCTCTCCCACATGAAGGCCTGCGGCAACGTCCAGAGGCGTTCCCACAGTTCGGCTTCGCGGTCGGTCTGCTCGGTGAGCGGCCAGTCGGGCGTTGCGCCATGGCGGCCCTCGGCGGGCAGGATCGTCCACTCGCCGGCGTCTCGTTCACGCCGTAGCGCGTCCGGGTCCGGGGCCGGCCCGGAGCGGCTGCGTGCTCCACCTTTCGGCATGTTGATCACTCCAGTTGGCCGCGTTGCACGGCGTCAGTGCCGTCACCTTGCGTGACGGCGGAGCATGATCACCGGGAGGTCTGAACCCTCCAGACCAGGCAGCCATC